TAGTTATATAATAACGAATTGTACTTAAAGAGTAAGGTTTATATAGTAATAGTGTCATATAGGTAACCCTAAGAATAAAATGATTATAATCAATTCAGATGAGATGATCTAAATGTTAAAGAAAAAAGAACGAGTGCTGAATAAAACCCAATACAAAATAAAAAAATATTGGTTTTAATTATAGTTATATAATAACAAAGCAGTATTCTTTTTTCCCGGAAATTCCCCTTTTAATCGTAAAAGGTTAACAGATCAGATAACTATCGTGTACCTGAAGGGGAATGTATCGCAATTATTAATACTATTTATAGTTAACCGATATATTTACGTCTGATGCTATAAACTATATGTTGGTTTATAAAAAAAAGGTTATGTTTGATATTCTTTCTCGCAGTGATGCCAGACACGATCCTTGTACCGGTTCACCCTCCATTTCATACACCATACCTGACACTTAGCTACATTATCATCAGGTATACTTGATACTAACCGGTGCTGACAACAAAACAATCCGGGTTCGATGCACTTTACTATATGCCGGATCTCTTCATCCATTTTATTCCTCTTTTAACTTTGTGAGATATTCGCGCAACTTTGTAAATTCATAATCGTATTTTGATTTTGATAACTGGTCGAGTTCTTGTAGTTGTTCATAATTCAAGTAGATTTTCCTGCCATCGTTTAAAGTGGCTATGGTTGTAATAGGACCTTGTATAAATGTTCTTATTTCTCCGTCATCTTTGTACCCGGGAACAATTATCTCACCACATATCACGCACTCATAATGCCATTCCTCATTATAGTCGTCGGTCGCCTCACAATCTACAACAGTTACGAGAGTTGGATAATGGTTATCTTTGCGTGATGATCTGTAATGATAATGCCCCTGATTATCCGTGTATTCCCAGTCGGGATCAGGATATGTATTATTATATGATGATATTTCTATTGGATCACACCGCATTTCAAATTGTTTAAATCCACATTCAACAAACACTTTTATTGCCGTCTTCTTTATTGCATCTGGATCCATTTTAATCATCCCACTTCTGCATTTTGTCCCTGTCAATACACGGGCCGGACCAACTAGGTACAATAGTCATTACATGATCGGCCTCTTCAGATCCACACCGCACACATTTCAGATAATAGTTTCGTTCGATGATCACATCTTCAGAATGGTTCCCGATCTTCTCGGTAAATTCAAGGATGTGGAAGTAATGGTGCCCGCAATTCTCACACCGGAATAAAAGAGGCAATCCTATATATTCTCCATGTGCCAGCGCGTTAGCTAATGATAATTCCCGGCCACTCATTCAGTCCACCTTCCTGAAATTCTCCATCAAGGACGGAAAAATTCTGCAATGATTGTTTTTTATTTTCGGTTCAATAAACGGACATTCGACATCCACCGAATACCGGCACCGTTTAGGACAGGGGACCGTATCACAGATATAATGATACGTCCGGACTTCTTTATCCTGCAATTGTTCCTGCATAGTTCATTGTTCCTATTACTTTTTCTCGTTTAAATACTCTCCCGCACTTGCACCGGAAATCTTTAGTCTCAGATCGGTACCGAACATCGCGGCTTTTGTTGCAATCGGGACGTTTGACATTCCGGCCATACCAGTTATTCGGCTTTGGTTCCACGTTTCACCTGCTCACAGGCTTGCTGAATATTCGCTTCGTTCGCGCAGGATGGATGATATTTTACAGCCAGCACCTCGTCATTATTGAAAATCGCAGTTCCAAATACCCGATCTTCTAACAGTGTAAATTTTCTCCCGCAATAACAGCAATGTGTGTTATACCAGTTCTGGCTTTTACCGTATTCTATTTTTACCATTATTACCTCCTTACAATTTTTATTATCTCACCAGTAAAAAAAACCCCTTTGTTTCTAGTACATTTAATCCCCTCAAAATCGCGCAAATAGATAGATATCGCTTGTGGAGTATCCCCTATGCGATATGCAATTTGCTTAGAAGATATCCTCTTTAATCCCCGATCCTGAAAATCCAATAACACAGCTAAGATCAACTCGCGTTTTCCGTTATGTCGTTTAAATAATTTTGGTAAATTAAGTTTCTGAACCGAAAGTTTAACGTCCTTGTTTTTACGTGGTCTCGGTTCTCGCGGCAATAATGAATGTATATATTCAAATTCCTTGGTGTCTGGGTTATAATGTTCTTCGCACTCAGAAAGAAACGGACACACGGACGGTCCCGCCGTGCATTGTTCTCCGCGATACATTCCGATCCTGTTTCCGCACGTGTTATGATGCTTATCGTTATATCTCATACAAACCCCAAGAAAGAACATTCAATGGGGTTTCCGAGATCAAGATCGCACGGATCAATACCTAACTGATGCCACCAATATACGGGGCCGTGCGCGTGCCCGTGTGCGTCGCACCCTTTCATTACCGGACACCGAGCGCAATCTTCAAGCGTTTTCTTTGACATTAATCCCCGCTCCTGTTCATCCTCTGACTCCGAGCGCATTCGTTCCGGCATGATGTAATATACGGACATTTCGCGCAAGGGTTGCGTTCACACATACGTTTCACTCCGTTCGGATTAATTGTTTTCATTTAAGTTCCCTCCGTTATGTTTGTCAGGATGCCGGCTTTCATTACCTTCTCTAAGTAATGCGCGTATTCTTTGTTTTTCGTTGCCAGTATGTAAGCAGCCCGCAAGAACATCTCGCGGTTATCCTGAGACATTGATAGTGCGATATCCGGCCCGGGATCCTGTATTACGACCGATGCGATGCAACAACATGCAGACTGAATATTTAGTTCATCCTCCGTAAGTTCAAGAGGGATAAGTTTAGTGCGCATTTTCGTTTCACCTTTTTTGTTAAACACATATTATCGCTCTCACTATTTATATTTTTCACTTGCTAAATGGTGCCTTTTTTGGATTAATGGAAAGTATTAAATACTTATAACGCACACACAATAATTATGACAGCACGGGAAGGAAAATCCCCCTGTCCTAACTGCGGGTTGAAAGGCCGCGTCCGCGTGAGGAAGGACAAATCCTTAGTCTGCGGGGACTGCGGGTATGATTCCCGTGAAAAAGATAGTGGAGGTAAAAAAGATGATTGATGCAAAGAAAATGATGATGCTCTCGATCATGATGATCGGGATCCTGCTTATCAATCCGGTAAGCGCAATTGTACCGCCCGATGACTACTTCATTAAAGACGGGTATGGTAACGGCCAGCCGGTCCATGACGGTATCCAGCTTGGATACGTGTGGTGGATCACTGCCGATAACCGCCAACAGCATTTTAATGATGTCCATCTCGGACTGACTGAGTATAAACTTAAACAGTCCCACGATGAGCAGGAGAAGCTCGCATTCGCACGGTATGCGTATCAGTACTCTATGCCTGACGTTCCGTATGAACCCAATGAAACCCCCTGTGTCGGATTCGATTGCGGGGTTGTGCGGAACACCCCCGAGACTGACACGTACGAACCTGCACACGGAAGCGCGATCTTCCGTTAATCTCACAAAAATTTTTGCAACCATACCAAAGTGGTCAAACGTCGGGGATATTGGAGTGCCCCGTTCCGCAGGTTCGAATCCGGCTGGTTGCATCCCTCACCGATGTGGTGAGACACATGAATCGAGCATAGGAGAACTTCGCCGGTTCCGCTTAACTGCGGCGAACTCCGCGCTGATTTAAGTATCAGAAATGCGGGTCGCCTTCTGCGACAGAAGGACTTGAAAAAGTCAGAACTAAAACGAGGCGCCGGTACGCGCCTATCCTATGCGGAGCAGGTTAAAATCCTGCGTGGGGGGTTTGGTTGAAGTGGTTGCAATCCGGCTCTACGGGTTGCGCGGGTTCGATTCCCACCGATCAAATTGTGGACACAACCACGTTAAAAAATGCAACCTTGTGGAACATTGGGTAGTACGAATCCCATTATTATCACCTCAAAAAAACCATTTGATTTCCAAACCAATTTTTATTTTTTGAAAAAAGTTAAACTTGGAATCCGAAGAAGGATCCCGCAAGTTTCATTAATGTAGGGAGATCGTTAATTCCAAAATAGATCACGCACGCTAGAAGAACAATATCTTCTGGCAGGTCGCTCCCGATCTCGTAATAATGGAACTCGTCTTTTAAAGACTGTTTGATCTGGGGGGATATATCCAGATTATCGATCTCTGAATACTTGATATGTGTCCGTTTCCAGACTTTCAGACCGTCTTTCAGGCCATATCCAAACGCCTCCCACTCTGATGCAGTCATACCTAATATTGTTGGTGTTCCGGCGGGTTCAAACGTAACAATCACTCCGGAAGCACACCGACTTTATAATAATACGTTACTGAATCAAACATATCATACTCGCGCTTAGCTACATCGAACGGCGCTCCGGAATAAAGCATATAATTCTTAACGAATTTTCTTCGTCCGAGTTTAAACTCTATGGTGTGGACTTTCCCGGGCTTCATGTATTTTGAATATGCCGGAATCTCAAATGCGTAATCTTTCGCCCGGCTCTCATCATCGTTCCGGATCCAGTCGGTAACGTACTGGCATTCTTTCCCGTCCACAAACATCCCGATCAGGAGCGAATAATACGATCCGTCCTGCTCGTCCGTGCTCATTGCAAGGTTTGCCTGGATGTTACGCGAGAGATGAAACCGATACCCGTCAAACGTTGGCGCGCTGTTCTTATTCGTTGCAAGTTCTATCGGTTCCGAAGGATCACGATAAAACACCGAGTTGATCTTAGCTGACATCATGATTACACTTCCATTTACTAAAAGATAAGTATATTTTAAATATAAGTAACTACTACTAAATAAACTTTTGTGTTATCCTTTTTCATATGCCGGTCTCTCCGGCCAAACAATGTTAAACGGATCGGTGTTATTTTGCGGGATGTCTCGCAACGATTGCCGGTAATCTTTCCATGCGGATTTCAATGCCGTTTTAAGTTTTGTATCCACCGCGTTTACAAAATCGCTCTCTTTAAGTAATTGATTCCGTTCTACCCGCACGGCCCCCCACGCTGCACGGGATATGTTGACAGGATCAGTAACATAATCGTTTATATCCTCCTTATACTTGATATCAACAACCAGTTTATTATTTTTGTTGGTGTTGATGATCTGGCTGTTTAATACGATTAGATCTTCAAGTTCTGACGTTAACCGATCATGCATCTCCTTTTTAAGGGCAGGATCCAATGGGATACCGGGCAACCGTCCAGAATGAAACAATTTGATTTCTTTGCGTTTGGTTTTGATCTCATCTGTTTTATCAGCAATTGGATCAGGATACGATTCTTTTACTACTTCCATATATGCCACTCTATACAAATCTTGTTCATAATTAATCATACTGCAACCCCTTTAACTTTTGCAATGTTTGCAGTAGAGATCCCGCAAATTTTCGAGATGTTCGCAGACGTGATCCCATTAACCTTTGCGATGTTTGCCCAACCCCCCCCACCATCTTCTGTCTGTAACTCCACTCTACGTAATCCTAAGTAACCACTTGCAGAATAGTTATCTGCAATTTTAATAGCGTAATACTGATAGGATGTTGTGTTGGTTACTACTACGTATTTAGGATCTGTTGTGTCGGCAGAAACATGTTGATCAAATGCCGATACGTCTGTTGTTAATTGCGTCCAATCTGTATCAATAGCGTATGTAAGTTCCGCAAATGCAGTTGCACTATTAGACCCCCAAAACGTAAAGTTTTTTGCCCCACGGTTTGTATCTGTCCCAGTCTCGTGATGATTCTCGTAATATATGCGTTTTATTATTTTCCCACTACCAAGATCAATATGAAATCTTTGATTGGTATATGTCCCTGACACCGAAACCCATTCATTGTTATCTCCACCTCCTGTGAGGGACTTTGTTGGATCTGTGGCAAAATATGGATAATAACTCGCGCTGTAATACGTGGTGGATTTAACATGATCCCCATCTTGTGTTGGATATTGGCTTGTATAAGTCATTTAAATCACGCTAGCTCCAAATAGGTATCATCGGGTTTGAAATACATTATTACAGGAGTTATTGCGTATCCTAATATCTGAACCACCTTTCCGGTACCCGTTGGAACGGTTTGCGTGAGTCCCCCGGCAGTTCCACTTGCATAAATCTTACCACCTTCCGACCAATTCCACGAATCGTCACGGACAACCCCCTCAAGAAGATATAATCCCGATATATCTGTCGATATTGCCGCCGTTGCCATTGCCACTACTGGCATCGCCGCCGACGTATCTGAATCTGCTAACGCAATCTGCCCACTAGAATCAAAATAACCAACCTGAAATATAGTGGTGTTTTCGTGGGCGTTAAATGTAGCAGTAATCCCAGAATAAGTATGATCTGCCGTTAATACCCGTTCTATTTCTAACCCCTTTGCCAATTGTATATTGTTTGAATCGTCTATAACGATCCCAGAATTTTGGATTGTTTTGCCTCCGGTTCCGTTAAATCTTACGATAGCATTATCAGTACTTGATGCAGCGCCGGTAACATCCCCCGCTCCAATATCGGCTGCCGTAAGTGGATCTATCCCCCCGGTGGCATGTTCTGTAGCATGAGCACGGATATATGTTACCATTGCGTTATAGTTCGCCGCTGTCAGTTTTGTGATGTATGCCGTTACTGTTGAATACCATGTCATCTTTCTCTCACCTCAGCATTACCCCAGATATAAAAATCCGTTCGTTTCAGGCATTTCGGGCATACCAAAAACGCATCTTTTCCGTTTGGAGAGATATAAACTGCGTTCTGTTCTATCGGTTGTTTTAACTCGTTTCCGCACCGTTCGCAGGTAAAACGGGGTTTTGGATCTTTAACTACATCTGACATCCGTCTAATTTTCATGATTTATTCCCTCACGTCTTCATAATATACGCAAGCACATAATACGGGTTCATAATAACCAGTTTTGTACCAGACCCGAGCGCAGACGTGGTAATGGCTGTTTTGCTGGAGGAACTCCCACTGCTTACATAAACACCCGAATCTGCACCCGCCAGATCCTTTACCAACCCGGAGTTAAGGGTTACGTTCGGTAAGTTGGCTTGTGCAATTGCCACATCGTAAGCGCCGCCCGTATCATCTACGTTCCACGACGGATCGCCCGAATCTGCAACCGCCCCGACAATCATCCGACCGCGTAGATCCGGCGTTGAACTGGCGCCGTTACAGAATACAAACCCCGAAGGCACTGCCGATATTGCACCCGACCATGCAACAATCATTCCTGTTGATAATACACCGGTTGATCCAAAAAGTGTGTCTACATACCCTTTAGTTGCAAGATCTTTATACGCCGTCGGAGTTCCGTATCCCCGTGCAAGTTGACCATTCCCTGACAAATCCCCGTTCGCAAGGATATAATGTGGTCCAAATCGAGACGATGCCCAGCCACAATACGAAGTCCCTCTCTCATCAGTAATATCTGCCGTAAGAATTGATGTAGCCGCCGCTGCAACCGCGATCTGTGCTAATGATATTTCCCATGTGCTTGCCGATTGCGTAAGTGCCGGGGCTGTCGGAGACGCCGCTTTTGTACCTTTTAGGACGTTTGCCGTAAATGAATTGCCGCTCCATGATACTCTTAAAACGATCCGATCAATGCGGTTCCATGATGCGTCCGCTGCTTCTATAGTCATCGTTTGCTGTGCGGTGTTCTGATACCACACTCCTTGTGCCCATGCTTCACCGGTTTTTAGCAAAACATTCATTGCGGCGGGTGTGTTCTGGATAACTTCCAGTTCATTCAGGACACCTTCGAGCACCCCGTCGCCCCGCATGATCTTTTTCATAAACTCTGCAAAGTTTGCCTCGGTGTACGAAGCGGAATCAAAGAACCTATAATTTTCTGCCATAATATGTTACCTCCTTGTTTCTGCGTCATACCCCCGACGCTGGTTTTTCAAGATCCTGACCAGATCTGGCCATTCTTTACCTAACCCGATAGTGATCTTCTCGCCTTCAGCCGAATACTCCTCAGATACCGAGATAATGCGGGACGCTAACGTAACCACCCCAGAAAATACGGCGGTGATAGTATCCCCGATGTCAAAATCGGTCTGGTATATAAACGTTGGCGATTTGATGTATTCGAGTTCTAACGATACCTGTTCTTCTGACTGATTTAGCACCTCTTCGCCCCGCTTATCTAACAGGTCGTTAGATGAACAGTCCGATCCATCTATGAACGCCTCGCGCCGATCCCACCCGGTCGGTAACGCTGAGGTATAAACGTGCCGTACTGTCCGTGCAGCCGCGTCCCCGGTTCCCCCGACATAAACTATATTTTTCAGATCCATAATTGAGTTTAAATAATTAAACGATCCGACGTTACCATAATCCGGGGTAAGCTGCACCGTCGCCGATCTGTCCGTCCCGACATACGGGGTAAACGTAAAGTTCCGCCCGCTGCCGCTCCATAACAGTTTGAATGACAACAACGATTGCCGCGAGATGTTCTCTAGTGCTTCTCCTACGGTCTGATACCGCGTTGTTACATCTACATTGCCACCTCTTAAAGAGTCCACAGATTCCAACGATAGCCCCGTGAAGTTCCGGCTTGCGTCTGCACTGATACACTCTTTATCAACTATCGCCCGTGCTGCCGTCTCCGCTACTACGCTTTCCTGCGTGAAATATCCCCCGCCCGCGGTTGTGTTGTAAAGACAAAGACGGTTAGCAAATATTGATTCTACACCCCGTCCCGATATTTTCCAAGCCTCAGATTGTTTGCCGTTCTGGTCCAACGGTTTCTCGATCCGTTCGATAATCCCTATCCTGTCGGTTCCCGCGCGGTTATACCGTATAAACCCGCCTAATGCGAACTGGTCAACTCCCGTTTTATATCGGTTAATTATGATTTCCCAGTTATCACAAGTGTACCAGTTAATTTCATACTTGAAATATTCATAATCATCTATAATTGCCTTTAGTACCATTGACGAGGTGTAAACATAAACCGGGATCGGAACGGGTGTATATGATACCTCTAAATCTTCGTCAAAGATAAGATAATCAAAAACTCCGTAATCAAAAATTGAAGACTCGCCGGCAAATTCCGTCATGTTACACCGCCGAATATTTCGAAGACCATTCTATCGATATGATCGTCGCTGCCGCGATAGTGTCGTCAGTAAGTTGGATCGTGTTGTCGCCCGGTTCTAACGACCACAATGTAGATCCCGATGCCAAATACTGGAACCCGTTTGAAGACCCGCCACCTGTCGGGTAATACGTGATGGTTTTGTTACCAAACCCGGTAGTTATAACCATCCGGTCCCCAGCAACCATAGTAATATTTAATGCAATATATTCTCCGGTTGCCCCGTTAGTGAGCACGGGATTTTCAATAGACCCGTCGATAGTAATAGTAACTTCGCTATCCACATTCCCGTCATTAGTACAAACCACGGTTGAACTGTTTGATCCGAGCGAGAACGGAAATCCGAACGGGAAGAACACCGTTGCAGTAGATTGTAAGTATTCTATGTGGGTGGTTCCATACCAAAACGGGTTATGAGCGATAAAATCTAACGTGATTAATTGGTACGTTGGCGATCTTACGGTCGGGGATAATGTCGGGGTGTTGACACCTACACAGTTAAGTCGGTACTCTGTCCCGTCCTCTTTAGTATACAGCAAATACCCGGATCCGCAAATCGGGCATAGTTTCTGCGCAAGGTTTGAAATAAGCGTCTGTTGGTTATCTAAATCGGTAGATTGTACCATCACGTCAAACGACACTTCGCGCGGTTCTGCCAGCGAACTTACCAGCGTTTCCCCATTCTGATACGGAGCTTTCAAAGTAAGGTGAGATATCGGATTATATGATATCCCCGAATAGTTTTTCAGTAGCCGGTAATTAGTCGCCGATTTTGAGAATACGAACGTTGTAGAATCCGGGGCTACCCACGTAAGACTTACCATAACACACCCCCACCAAGCCCGTTAGACTGTACCAACTCTCCTAAACTTCGATTCGCTTGTTTTAGCGCAGTAGCATTCTGTTGCGGGGTTCCCTGCGGGGATACTATCGTTACACTTTGGTTGATAGTTGTTCCAGATCCTGCGGCCCTGTTTTTATCAACATCTGAGTTTGTTCCCTGTTCGGTCGCCGCAGATTTTGCTTCAGCCGGCACACCCACTGAACTGAAATCCGCCGTGGTGAGTGCGGGTGGAGATACTGCCGCAATGTTCATCGGGGTTGCTGACGCTTCCCCGTCAGTTACCGTTATGATCTGTTGATACGCAATATGAGAGTTAACCCAGTTCAGGGTATCCGCCCAATTCTTCATTATGTTCTCATCGGCGATCTGCGCGATCTTTGCTATATTAGTATATGTCTGAAGCGAATTGTTCTGCATCTCTCCGTATATCGATTTGATTTTGTCGCTTAACGTCTGGAACGCCGTTGCCTGCTCGTCCAGATTCGCTTTTACCTGTTTAACCTCACCATCAGATCCGGGCTTTGCAGCAATCTCTTTTTTTGTCTCTCCTGCTTTTGATCCCCCTGCACGCATCCGATCTAAATATGATTGGGCCTTCTCTGCCATTGCCTGAGATTTTCCTAACCCCCCCTTGGCAATTTCAGCAAGTTGCGCCTCGCTCATATTAGCAAGTTCTGAGAATCCCGCTGTATCCGGCCCCACTCTGCCGGTTTGAAGAGATGATTTAAACATCTCGTTGTATGTCAGACCCGTTGCAGTGGCAGTTGTTGGCGCCCCCGATTTCGCCAACTCTTCGTTAAGTTTCTGGATAGAAAGACCGATACTTTCATATTTCAGTTTTGCCTTTTCAAGCAACGTGTTATATTCTTCTTGCGTTTTTACTTCTAATACCGCCCAATTAAAACGGTTTTTCTGGATATTTTCAATATCCTTTTGGGCTTCTTTCTGATCAATAAGTTTGGATTTAATATCGTTCTGTTTTTGTGCGATCTCGGTTGCTGTTAAAAGGTTCTCTTTTGAATCTTCGGGTTTTCCGCCAACCGTAAATTGAGATGTTAAAGAATCCCCGTATATGGATTTCCATCGCTTGTTTGCTTCTTCGTCAAGCATCGATTTCGGGGAAACTATCGACTCCCAGTTTGCTTTATATGCCGCGATCCATTCGCGCATCTCCTTATTTAGTTGCTCGTTAGATTTGCCTGAAAATGGCTGTTGTGCTATCAAAGACCACGCTTGGATTGCGTATTGAGTCATAAAGATCATTTCGTTTAGTCTCTCAATACCGTAATCTATCGCAGCGTTAAGGCCCCCACGCGAAGGTTGTTTTTCATCAATAATATACAATAAATTCTCAACCACCGGGATCAGTTTTGTGCCGATATCTGCTTTGGCTAAGTTTGCCTTCTCGCTCATTGTAGCAAGACGGGAGTTAAACGCATCCATCTTGGCAATTTTCTCATCGCTGATCACCGGAGCCTGATCCATAAATTTTTGTAACTCTGACCTTGAGAGACTAACCAGATCGGCGATGTTACTGAATCCACGGCCAAATAACACCATTGCGGCTTGGTTTCTGTCCATACCTTCGGGAAGCCGGTTAAGTGCGGGCAGGATCTCTAATAACAGATCGTTCATAGGGCGCAAGTTACCTTTTGCGTCAAGTGCAGATACACCAAGCGCGGTTAAATATCTTGATATATCAGACGCCGGATCTTTTGCCTCTCTTAACCGTATTGACAGCATCCGGATCGCACTTTGGATCTCGCCAGCACTTGATCCCGCTGCAATTGCGGCATGAGACCACCTTTGGTATTGTTCTGTTGATAACCCAAGATCCCGCGCATTGTCTTTAATCTCTTTACCAAGAGCCGCCGCTTTTGACGTGAGATCATATATCGCATATCCCGCTGCTAAAAATGGACCCGTTACTACCCCTATTGCGGCACCCCATCTTAACATATCGGATGAGTTTTGGTTTATCTGGTCTCTCCACTCAACAAGACCCTGTTTGGCCTTCCCCAAACCTTTGCTGAACTCGTCGGTGTTTAGCCCGAGCCGGATCCAGATTGAACCCGCGTCTGCCATTTATCGCACCTCCCGCACAATCCCTGCCGCTGCAAGAAGTTTCAGTTTTTTCGGCACTTCTTCAGGATGTTCTTGTATAGCATCTGATGGTTTATCGCGCATGATCATAAAGTCGTCAGCTTTAAACGGATCGGTATCACTACCTCTGTTCACGTTAGCCAATAATGAGCAGAGCACCCCGTTTAACATATCCCGAAATTTCATCCGTTCACTCTCCCGATCCACACATGCTTTTATGATCGCGTTCAGTTCACCCGGGGTCATCCGGTCAAGTTCCCATGGCTTTAAGTTACATAACCCATAAGCGACTGGATCGGTTATGGTGTACCAGTCGGTTTCGGGTTTTTTTCATCACCATCTCCCGACTCAGCACTATCGGAATCTTTCCGTTTAAACAAACCCTGATCGAAGAACGCCTCTAATATCAGGACTTCAATTTCGGAAAGATCGCCGCCGTCTTTCATAAATTTCTCAATGAAGTTACCGGCATCGTCTTTACCCGAATCGTTCTGATCGAAGACATGGACATATCCCCCAGCCTTGTCCTCTTCTTTCAGCCCCCTCCAGATAAACGCTTCATCCGCCGTGAAACTACCCCAGATGCCGGGTTTTACGAAGTATCTATACCCGACACCAAGCGCGTTTTCCATTGCTTTTACGTCAGCGCGGTTAAATCGGAGATGGTATGATTTATCCCCGATCCTGATAGGATTTGATGGAACGGTCATGTCCTACATCACACCGTGTACGTGGGTGCCCGCGTAACCTTGATCACTAACGACAGTTTGATAGTCCCTTTCAGATCGGCTTTGATCCGGTAACTCTTGACGTATCCGACAAACACAAACGTGCTGGCTGCCGTGTTCGGTAACGTGATTATAAACGGAACAATCGTACCCGCCCCGAAATTCGTGATAGCCGCCTGTTGTCCGGTGCCGTTCGTCAGGTTACATGTAACAGGGACTTCGCCTCCGTTAATTAACCCTGCGATAAACTCTTCTGCATTACCGCTGCTATCGTGGCTTGTGACATCCAGATCCGCCCGTGTTGCCCCGTATTCTCCGAGATCCGTTACCTCTTCGATCTCAGTTCCCGAGATCGTTACGCTCGCCCCTAATCCTTTCTCTGCTGCTGATCCCATAATTTCACACTCCTAATTTATGCCGTAAACACCGGCGCAAAACTAATCTTCCATACTAACGTCATTTTGATCACGCCTTTCAGTTCACTCTTAATCCGGTAACTCTTGACATACCCGTAAAACTGATACGTACTAAGATCGGTGTTCGGGAACCGGATAATGTAATTTTTCTTAATCCCGCTTGTTAGATCGGTTATCGCCTGCATCTGCCCGCTAGTATCCGTGGCGACAAGGTTAACCGTCATCGTCACTTCACCACCGGTTATAATGCCCGCAAGAAATTCTTCGGCATTATTACTGCTGTCGTGACTCGTCACATCGTTATCAGACCGTGACGCGCCAACCTCACCAAGATCCGTAATCTCTGCTATCGGGGCGTGTGGTGCGTTCTCCTCGAAGATTACACCAATACCTTTGTTTGCGCTGCTACCCATAATCTACCTCCTCCGTAAACATGAAAAATTCCATGAATATTCCTGCCGTCCGTTCTCGTCTTTACCCATCGGGATCGGCCCGCTGTTGATCGATTCGATCCCAAGGTAAAACGTGCTGCTTAACGTCGTGTTCGTGATGCCGTCCAACGTATTGTAAATCTGTTGGATCTTAGACCGTGCCGTGGCTGTACTGGTATTCCTTACGCGGATCTGCACGCTTGGCGCCTCATTTCCGCTAGTGTCGTGCGTTCTCATCGGAGCGCCCCCGGCATACCCTGACACGATGATGCAGTTATCGGGGGTTGGGGGTAGGAAATTAACAAAGATCGTCGATCCGACCGTTCCATATCCCTTGGTTGCCAGATACGCCGCAATATCCGCTTCTACTATCGCGCTCAAAACAATCCCCCCAGTTCCGCTTTAAGTGCTGTCGCAATATCTTCTGCAATTGTAGGAGCGATCCTCATTGCGGGATCTTCCAGATACTTTGCCTTACGTCCGGGTTTCGGGTGGTGAAGTGTGAGATCTTCATGTTGCCGTGCAGCGTAGGGTGTATTATACCCAATCACGATCATATCGTCTTCAGTGTCCTCTAAAGACTCGGTTTTTGTACCTACTTCGGGCATCCCCTCTTCCCAATATTTCGAGGTAAACGATCCGTTCCGCACAACCTCTATGGTCCCCGTCTTTTGAAGGAACGTGATTTCCCACGGGACTTCTTCTTTAGATTCGGATAGGATTCTCTCCCCATTCTTACGGAGTCGGATAACCGCTTTCCTATACGAGTTTGCTACTATCCGCGAGAGGTTTTTCATTACCTCTTCTGTCCCCGTAATCTGGATCTTGGTGATGTTTGACGGTGAATAATCAGAAGTCCCCCGCGATCCTTCTTTTAACAGGTTGGCCCAATCCAGATAATTCTCTACCGCGCCCGGCGAATTGAAATAGGTTTTTGATGAGGTTTGCCAATCGTCACCATACCTCCACTCGTCATACTCTACCGCACCGGCCCATTGATCAGATTTGGATACCATCAGGTACTCACCTCCACGTAAATCGTCTCTCCGGTGTCGTCGATCCCATCTTCGATTGCCAGTATGAGCGGTTGTGTCCCATCGGGCATTGTAATACGATCTCTCCCATACGCATCAAGGACTGCCGACACAGTCCCATCCATTAGTACGGAGCAGGTGCTTACCGCCTCAGATCCATTAAGAGATTCCCCCCGGAAAGTGCGAACTATTTTAACGCGGCGCTGAACCATTGCATTATACACAACCCCGGCATTGTAGCTCGGATCTCCATATTCGTTAATAGAGTTGAATCCCTCGATTGTGACCTGTTGATTCAATACCTCGTCCAGTTCGCCCATTGATCATACCCCTGCAAGAATCAATCCGAAATCAACGCCCCTCCCAACGATTACACCCACAAGGATCAGGATAATCATGATTGCCATAATCACAATCCCGTAAAGGGTTTTCATCTGGAGATCTTTGATGTCATTGAACAGTTGGAAACAAGTATCCGTCCTCTCTTTATTATCGGCAAGTTCCTTTTCTAAAGAGGAAAGTTTAGTATCCTGCACCTCATGCCGTAAAATACAGATGTTTTTATCTACGTATTCTATATCTCCCATTTAATCACCGCCATAAAAATAATCTGAATCGGTGCTTGGATCAATAGTATCCACATTCACACCGCCCCGTATAGGTTCCTGATCTAACCCGACCTTCTGGCTCTCAGTATAATCCAGATGGTCGATCCCATGCCCGTCGTCACCAAGAAGATCAGTAACGGTAATCATTCCCCCGGTTTTAACACGGTCGATCAGTGCGTGGTATTCGTCTAACCACGATGTAAGACCGGATTTAAGCATTTTAGAATAGGAATATTTCCCAATAGATAGAGATGTTTTCCCCGTTTGCCCTTTTTTGCGGGCGATAAGGTGACAAACGTAAAGGGCTTGCGCTTCGGTGTATTGGTCTGATGTAAACCCGGGATCGTCTAGTTCAACCTGATCGGTAGCAAGCGCGTAAAACGTGTTAAATACTGAGATCGTGATCGTTCCGCCACTTGTAGCAATAGTATAAGTACTAATTGCTTCTACATTCGCTGATACATCCGCCGCGCTGCCCATAATAACTTACTCCGTTTTAGTTTCCGGTTTCCCGTGTTTCTGTTCCATGAACTTCTGGAATGTCCATTCGTGTAAGGTGTTATCTTCCCAGTTCTCAAGGCGGAACTTCTGGTAATTGAAATCTTCCGAGTCGGTGAGATCAAACATGTCCGGCGCTGCCAGATACGCTTCAGAGAGGTTCTTAAAGCTCTTGAACAAACGCGCACGATAGAATATATCTTCTTTGCACATGTACAGACACACGTCGATCATATTATTGAGGACTTCGTGTTTTCGTGCAATGTCGTTATCGTGGAAATGTTCAATCACTGCCCCTTTCATCACCTGATCGAGCAGTGCCAGCCGGGGATCGTCATAGACATACGGGGTTTTGTTCGGATCGTATTTCGGGATCTCTTTGTCGTGCACCCTTCGTAGTCCGGCGATCAGCCATTTCTTAACTGTCTCCTGAAACAGCCGTCCCATTGCTGAAGTATACGGGTTCCAAGAAAAACCCGTCCGGCTCTCGTTGTTGCCTTTATGGAGCGGGTTACATTCCTTGAAATCGTTCCACGGGATCTCTTTACCGTCTTTCTCAATGAATACTGTCCTTGTTCCGTCGTTGTTTTTCTGGATTCGTGCCATAGTTTTTAAGCCACCTTTGCTATTAAATAAAGTTAAAAATATTTTTTGTTGTGTTATGATGTTGGAATATTCGGCTCTTGCACCAACCTGAAATTAAAGTTGGTTACACTCGTAGAGCCGGTGGTGTTCTGGATATCAATCAGGTATTTTTTGAGAGGATGCAAAATCACCGAGTATTCAGATCCTTGGTTCCCGATAGATTCCGTCTTCGTCCCTCCAACGCCTGATGCCGAAGGGGCGTGTATAAACGATGTTGAAATAACGTTGCCGCTCGTCTCTGTTGCTACCGCAAACTGCCCCAACACGTTAACCGACACGTCAGTACATGCAGCGTCTCCGATAATTCGGTTGAAGTTGTGCGTGTCTACCTTGTTGGCGGTAAACGCGGGGATGTGTGCCCCTTCATAAAGCGTATAGACGCAATTTTGTGAGACATCAAAACCTAATTTAAGTTTGAATGCTCCCGCATAACTGGAAACGGTGTTGTATGTCGGATTGTGCGAGCAATCAATAACAATCCTAACGCGCCCGGACGCGGTTTCAACTCCACCATGAACCCGGGTTGTGTAAGACCCAAAACACCCATATCCAAGTACAAGAGCGTTCCGTACGGCATCCTGTGTAAGTAATCGGTTCTCGTAATCTACACGGGATAAATTATGGTCTGACATTCAGATCACCGCCGTTTGTTTTTAGGGGTGCGCGCGGGTCTCACTTTTTCCGGTTCTGCCTCTGTCTCCGGCTCTGTTTTTTCAGGTTCGGGTTTTTCCTCGGCATATTCTGGATCTACCTCTTTAACGGGTTCTGGTTCTATGATCGGGGATTCAATAACCGGTAATACCGGCTCTGTTTTTTCAGGTTCGGGTTTTGGTGCTGGGTTCGGGTTCTCGATCTGTTTAATCCATCCTTTCCCCGGATACCAAGCCGCTGCCTGTTCGTCCGTCCATTCCACTATATCCCCGGCTTTAGTAACCTCGCCGTTATACGCCATCACCCCGCCCGTGATCTGATAAAAATGTTTAGGCATGTTATACCACGCCCTGATCAGATGTTAGACAGTTTACAGATCGCCGTGCTCCGTGAGATGTGGATACCGATCCGTTCCATGACAGTACCATAGATCGGGGAAATGTCCTGACCTACGATGCTATCATACCCAAAAGTGATAGTCGTCGGATGCGGCATGTATGCGCGGAAATACTTACCCGCGGGATCGTCCGGGAGAAGCAGGCCGAACGATGCGCTACAATCCGAAGACTGCCACACGTTACCGCGCGGCCCGAGCTGGCGTTTAACCTGCAACATCTCTTCAATACCCGCAGTAGAAACGCTACCGTCAAGCTGCCCGTACTGTGTCGGGTTAAGAACAAGATGGAACGAAGTTGCACTTACGCCGGCTGCAAACAGGGCTGCCTTTGCGAGTGCTACTTTATCGTATGCATTCCCGTTAGTGTCGAAATCCTTGCTGGTAAGTTCGTTAGTTCCTTCGCCTTCAGAGAGCCCGGAGATCTCGTATGCGGAACCGTCACGTTTCCAGCCGTTAAGCAGGAAATCGTTTTCGCGCTGGATCACTTTCTCGGACGCTGAAAGTGCATTGGCGGTATCCATCATAATACCTTTATCCTTGAACGCCTCGAACTCATCGCGCGGGATCTCGAATCCGTCAACCAGCGTAACGATCCTGGTTTCGTCCATGCTCGGAGCTACTTTGTCCCGTGGCAGCGTGCCATCGGGCATCCGATACATGATCTCCGCCGCTTTCATGTCGGTGTATTTAGGCGACTGAATATTACTGACACCAAGTCCTTTATACCTAGTATCAAAATACATCAGGTTGCGGGCGATCATTGTTTCCCGGAGGGGTTCGTTGATCCCTTCTACCACCTTGCGGCTCATCTGTTTAAAAATTCCGTCTGACATTTTTTATACCTCCTTAGATAAGAGAAAGCACCCACAGCGTAGAAGTCGAAGTCCTTGCAACGGCGCTCTTATCAAGCGTCTGGAGCGAGATCGCAACCGCGTTCCTATGCTTGATATATCCATCACCCACGGAAGGGGCTTGGAACTTGTCAAGAGACCCATAATATGACGCCGGAGCAAGCTTGTTGCCGATAACCACACTGTTTGCAGCACCACCACAAAGTGCCGCCTGGATCACCATACAGTGACCGTTCAGTACCGGGGCGCTCTTGTTAACCGTCCAAACGGTTGCCAGAGTGTCAGGCTTGTCGTCCATAGACGCCTGCTCGTATCCAAGCCACCCATAAACCGCTGAGTTATCCGAAGTGTCGTTAACCACGATCTCGGCGTCGGTAGACCCGCGCTTCACAAGCCGACCGGCATACATACCGGTGGCGGTCTCAACTTCAAATTCCCGGATGAACGCGATCTTGCTAGGGTTAGCACACACGCGCCCCGTCGGGGCTACAAAACCAAATTCTGCTGCCATTTATATCACCTCATTTCTTCCCGACTGGGATGGTCCCCCAGTCTTTGTTCTCTTCGGCAACCTGGTTAACTACAGTCGTGCCCTGTGCCGGTTTGTCCGGGGGGGTCTGGTTGACAACCCTAGCAAGTTTCTGCGCGAACTCGTGGGGGGTATCCGTATACTCTTTGCGGGTGGCCTCTTCGTGTTCCGGCGTGTCTACCCAACCCCGCGGGAGAATGTTCTTTACCATCATCCACTTGAGATCGGCGTTCTCCTTAGCGATATTCTCAAACGCAACCTTGGCCTCGTCGTTCGCTTTCTTGTACTGATCGACAAGGTTAGTCATATTCTCCATTTCACCCTGCTTTTTCATCAGGGCGTCATACTTGGCCTTAAGCTCCTCGTAAGCAGCTTTGTAGTCCATACCTTCATTTTTAATTTCGGTCATTTTCTGTTCCTCGTTCTTTGAGGCATCGGGAGTTGCCTTATCCATCGTGATCATATTCTTGATTCCTTCAGCGATGGTTTTCAGGTATCCCTTACTTTCGTCATCCATCTCATCATCTCCTTTGGTGATGGTGTTCTCGTGTTTGTCCGAACCGATCAAATTTAACAATCGTGCCCCTGGGTCATTCGGATAACAGTTGGGGCAAGAACCCCGTTTAAATAAAAGTAAATGATTCGGGGCAACTTGTCCGGCAATGGTTTTTCGGCCATCATCCAAGTTTTCAATCGGTGCGGAAAACCCAGTCGATATAGATAACTCTCTTGCTTTTGCGGCAAGTGTGCACGACGGATTATTAAAAACAATCTCTCCGGTTAAAGTAGGTTCTCCGCGTTCTGCTAACCTGACGTTGGTTAATCGACCAACTTTAACATAGCTTGCAGGATCAAACTCGTTTTTAATTACGTCACAAAATCCAATATGTTTCCCACGCCCCCCCTTTGGGGGGGTGCGTTGATATACAACAGGGATCCCCTCCCAATCCGACACATTGGTGAAATATTTTTCTGGGTAGAACGTGGGCACACCGTTATTTGTATGGAACACCTCCAGACGTTGAATATCAACATTATGAAATGAGACAATATCTTCGGTTTCTGTGGTAATTTCGGATATGTTGGTTTGTTTTTCTTCTTTCACCCATTTACCCTCCGGATCCTTGTTCCATCCGGCGTTCTTGACGGCCCCCCACGCAATCGACGCGCATTGCTGTTTAGCTTCCGGAGTCTCCGCCGGGTTCTTGTCACGGCACCCGGAGTATACTGTACGCAAAATAGATTTGATTTCCCCCGGTGCATCTCCTGCGTCGGGGGGTTGCCATTCACCTTCCGGAATTATAAGCGCCCCCTTACCTTTTTGCAAAAAGATAGCGCCTAACGTAATAGGCACTACTGCATTAATATTACTCACAATCATACTTATAGGAATAGGTTTATATAGTAGTTCTAAAAAGAGTTAATAAAGATTATCACTCAAATATGATACATATATAAAGATATCACTGATAACGCCCGTTTCTTAAAAAACTCCCCAATCCTTTGAGTACCCTGCGGTTCTGTTGGCAGATCTCAATGGTGTTGGTGGGGGGTGCGACGATGAGAAAGAAATAAATACTCACAACACATCTAGTAGTATATGTCTTTTGACAGAGGAAATTGTTGGGGGGTTGTTATCCCTGCGATTATATTTGCAGTAATTGCTATTATTGCAGTTTGGATGACATGTATTGCTGTTGTTCCCGCAGGTACTGTAGGAATTAAAAACACGTTTGGGGTTGTGGAGGACACTACATTTCAACCAGGGTTGCATATTAAATCGCCATTCACAGATGTTATCTCAATGAGCACGCGCACACAGAAATATATGGATTATGGAAATTCAGATACGGCCACTATCACAGCATTATCTAATGATGGGCTATCTACATCCATGGGAATTGCAATCAACTATCATATTAATCCGGATAAAGCAACAGAAGTTTACAAAATCGTAGGAGAAGACTATCAATCCGTTATTATGGTAAATCCCATCCATTCTGTACCAAGGGATATGATTTCAAAGTATGATACCAAAACATTGTATTCTGCGTCACAGACCGGGGCATCGGATCGTGCCAAATTGGAAAACGAGTTATATCTTGGGATTTCGGAACGTATAAACGAGATGGGGGTTAGAGATTCCATTGTTATTGAGCAGGTATCTATCCGTAACATCGACTTTCCGGATGTTTATAAAAATGCCATTGTAAATAAAATGAAAATGGATACTGAGATTGCAGAAAAAGAGTTGGAAGTACGCAAACAAGAAATGGAGGCAAAACGAGTTATTGTCCAAGCAGAGGGTACTGCAAAAGCAAATGATATTATTAAACAATCCTTAACACCAGAGTATTTACAGTGGTATTGGATCGAGACAATGAAAAGCAATCCAAAAACGATTTATGTTCCAATAGGGGAGACCGGTTCTCCAATAGTATTAACAAAACAAATAGAAGAATAACTATTTTTTTATTCTACGTTATGCTCGATCTTCGCTTTACAAATTCTGCTCTTATACGGACAAAACTCAATGGTGCACCGGTGCGTTTTAATGATCTTCTTCTCAGTTCCCCATCTCCCTTGAACCAAATAAGTCTTTACGTCCTCTTTTTCCAGCCCACACGGCACCCCGTTCTTATCCCAAGCACTCATGCAGGATCCTCTCCCTTACTATAATAGCACTTTCCATTATAAAATTCATTGATTATTTCTGTGAACCAATCTTCCCAAAATTCGCGATTGAAATTTGTGGTAGTGTGACATTTATTGCATAGTGGAACAAAAAGGGGTATAACATTTTTATTACAGCACGCATCTTTCCGGAAGTTTACATGATGAACGTGAAGAGATTTTATATTATCCTCTTGTTTCTTACCACATTCAACACATGCGTAATTCCAATACGAGCGCACCCGCTCTTTAAATTCTTTGGTAAACTTCGGACAATATGGTTCATAAGATATGCCCCCTTTCCACAAATGGGTTTTATCTCCATCGTGGGTTTCATGAACTCGTTTTATAAATTCTTTGTTTTTCCAATTATTACACATTGTTTTTTTTGCCTTTTCTTTATTTTCTGGGGTGTTTCTTAATTCTTTCATCTTTATACTTAATTTTAATCGAATGTCCTTGTCTTTAAATCTTTCTTTTATAGCATCACTTATTTTTCTTCGTGACGATTCGGATTGTTTTCGCCCACGCATTGGGCTCGGTCTTCCCAACATAGAACACCTTATTTTTTCTTTTACAGATTCGTCCATTACTTTATTTTTATTAATTTTAATAAGATGTTGTTTTGTTTCATCTGAATGGGTTTTTCCAAACCATGGGTTTTTATCCCCACTCGTTGCATCTCTAATTTTTTTCTTGGTTTCGTCGGATAGTTTTTTTCCTTTGTGTGCTTTGCTCTTACTATCTATCCATTTTTTATATCTTTCTGGATCTTTCGGTGCAGACATAATTATATATCCGTATATTCTTCCGCCATTTTGATAACGATCTCATCTTCCGGGAACCCCTGCGCGCGTAACTCTGCGATCATCTGTGCCCGCTGTTCTTTCCGGTAACGGACCATGAACTTGTACACAGTATCCCGGTGCCGGGTTCCGTTGTTGTAGCAGGAGAACCGTTTGTTTAACTCATCAGCTATGTTCTGCCAGCTCCACCCCGCCGTAGTGCGGAGAAGTAAGATCAACTGTTTTTCCATCTCGCTTAGTTTCGGATCTGTAATACTCATCAATCACCAACCTCAATCAATATCCCTTTCATCATCTTCTGTGTTTTCCGTGCAATGTCCGGATACTTATCTTTCATATCGGATATCTGATCAAACCATTCGCTTTCTTTCGTCGATTCATTTGTCAGGAACCCCCCCGCATCGTTCACCATCAGCGTGTATTCGTGCCCGGTGCGTTTGTTTAAGAACCCCAATACCGCCGCAGTTCCAAGGTATGTGTATTTATCATCCATTTATTTCTCCTCCGTTATATCAAGGATCTGGATCTCTTCCCCGGGTTGGTGCCACAAAATATTGTCAACAAACAACCCTTTCCGTGTTACCCGCACGGTTTTCCCTTCGATTGTGTCACGCGCCCCGAACAGATTTTCGACCGTCAGAATCATTATTTCCCCTCAAATGCTTACGTGCACGTCCTTTTTTGTCCCATCAAACCGTATCCTTGGTGTGCCCGTGCCGTTCGGCCTCAGTCCTTTTTTAATAGCATACGGCGCGTATTTCATAAACGTTCCGGCACTGACATACAACCTCTTGATCTTTGATACGCTTTTGTTATGATAATCTGGGAAATAAAACTCGTCTTTCGTCCCTGCATCTAAATGCCGGTGAGAGGTTATGACACAATCGGCACCATACACGGCTCCGAGATCGCGGGTTGCATTAATCGAACTCCCGGCAAGCCTTCCCCCGGCCCACCCGTGAGTGATGATGATAGAGTACCACACTGAAGATCCTTTCTTGTGCGTTTTTGTTGATGCTTTGCGTTGCCCAACCCCCAGAAATAACATCCCCAGCGGTTCAACATATCGATCTAACAAACCAAGATCTTTAGCGAACTGAAGATCGTAATTGTGGCCGGTGAGTTTTTTTGCTCGTCCCGGGTGGTTACTGCCCCCCACAATCGCAATAATCTTATCTTCTATTTTGTATTTTTCCACCATCCGCACTAAACAATCGTTTTGATCTTGAGGCGTAAGTGGGTTCTGATCCCAGAAATCTTCCGCGCCAACACCCCCGGGCAGCCCGCAGTTAATCAGATCGCCGTTAAATATACAGTATGCTTCCGGTGTGTCTGCGATATACTGAAGATACCCTTTAAACTTTTTCTCATCAAACGATCCGCTATCCCCGAAATGGATGTCGCACAACGGATAAATATATACTTTATCGTGTTGCGGCAAATTGCATTTTAATACTGGAATCTCATCGATAATTTAGATCACCGTTTTCCTTTTTTTACATATTTTCATTACCATACACATCATACAATCAGCCTCAGATACCGGCTCGCAGTTCTGATCTATCCGATTCACTTTTGGTTCTCGTTTCCTTTTCGCCATTAATCATCATCCGCAACAGAATATGTTTTGCTTTCAGGATCATAATCCAACTTCTCTGCATAAATTGAATTGCTCCACCCGTATTCCTCTACATTGTTACTTGCGAGAAACGGTGATCCGCAACACCCGCACCCACCAATAGCAATATTATACTTATTGGTGAGATCCGCCAGTTCTTTCAGGAACTCGTTTATTTCGATCTCTTCCATTCGTAAACCCCCCACGCGCATGTGATCAGGTTAATTGCAAACTGCGCGGCTAATGCAATCTCTCCGATATACCAATTATATCCCGTCCATAACAGGTTCGATACACCCCACAGATAGAAACAATAAACTGATTTCTTGATGTTAAGGATCGTTCCTGCAATGGCAATAACGAACAGGACCCATGAGATGATAAAAAGAGTTTCTGGAGAGAACATCAAGTATCTTTCACCATACCCTGTAATTTTTCCTGTTCAATCAAAAGGTATTTCAGATCGGTTTTCAAATCTGAAATGTGCATCTCTCTATTTAATAACCCAGTATAATAATTGTTTGAATGAGTGAATTGTGATTCTATTGGAGGATAGTCTGTTACTTCCTTAGAGTAAAACCCCTTTCCATCGCAAGAAGAACACCTAACTTTATTTTTTGAGAACCATCCCGTTTTAACCTCATATGATCCAACCCCCCCACAAACACCACATGTAAACGTTTGAGTGAATGTATTGGGTTTTAGATCGGGTGAACGATGGTTTTCAAAATATTCCAAATCTTTCTCAGCATCATTCAGTTTAGCAATAGTCGATGCTATTCTTGCATTAAGTAATGGGTCTATCATCTGTAAAACCTATCCGTGTTTTCTCTCTCTAGATATTCCGCGCGCATAAGTTCTTCCAGCCGTGCAGGACACGCGTGATCACAACCGGACGGAGCCGGCTCGTCCGAACCCTTTGGAATAGTGCACCTATACCGAGCTTCAAACCATCGACACGATTGCCATGGTATAAATTGCTGTGGGTTATCCGGATCATCTTTGCAGTCGAACGGTTCCCCCAGATCATCTTCAATCACGGGGATCCCGTGCAGGAGGATATGAAAAGATGCTCGCACCCTATCCAAAAATGACATGGTAAGTACCAAAAAAACAACACCTATTTAACCTTATTTGTTATTAACATATTTAATACTTTCTTATACGCTTCGATTATCTCTCTTGCACTTCTCCGCTCTTCTTCCGTCATCTCGTCTCCATCTACTGATACGGCAGATCCGTTACATTGACATACTTTAACGGTCATTTTATATCCCAGAACTCAAATACAAATGGGAGCGCACAAAATACGATGATCGCAAAAACAAATACTGGGTCGCCCGTATTTAATAAAAAATACATATTAATAAAAATACCAATAAACATGATTATATGACAAATAATTATATCGGTCATTTCAATCAACATCACAGAATGTTGGCAACCCTCTCCGTTTAATTCGGAGTTCCATCTCTTCTTTACTTATACAACCACAAGTGTGTTTGATAACAACACCGTGCCCCTTTATTAGTTTTCTTATTTTCTCTATTGCGGCCTCCTCACTATCATCTTCTGTAAAGAGATCAAAAGATATTTTTAGTTTCATATCATCACCCAAACTTCTTTAATTGGGTAACTTTATTTATAATCCTTTGCTCTGGAGTCTGTCTTTTCCCCTCTCGTCCGACACGATACCCAAAATAGAGATCACGGGGGGATGTTGTTTCATGGATAACATTGTTTTTCTCAACCCACGCATGAGCGCGCCATTCCCTCTCGTCATCTCTCCAAGCATAGCCTACAGCAACATTACCCCCAATTCTCTTTGAGAGACACACAGAGTTGTCATAACATCTATTGGGGATCATTAGATCGAACTTCATTTGTTTTTCTCTAATTTTGCCGTATTTACATAGTTCACTATGATCTAAATAATACCTACAAACATTATCTTGTAAATAAACCCTATCCCCAGAGATATCAAGTAACTTGTTATAAACAAACAACCCACCCGCATCGTATTTTTTTACATCTTCTGAATATTTTGTTACTCTCTCAACATAATCGGGCATACATCGTTTATGCATTGGATCTCTATCCCCGTCTTCGTGTTTACTGATAGTGCCAGGCTCCGGGATTATTCTATCATAAATATCTCCGCGAATAATAATCATGGCATCACATACCCGATCCGCTGAGAATAATTAAGATAGTTCCGATACGTTCCGAAAAACGATTCCTCTTTGAACTTCCGGTTAAACTCGAAATGGTCGTCCCCGACATACTTTGTTATCTCAATCGTGTTTAGGAAATCTGGATTGTTGATAAACGTCTGAAGTTCGGCAACGTTCAGGTAATGGCAATCGGCATCCACTTTGAACGCTTCAATTCCATACATTGGATCCATCATGATCCACTGGTTTTTCCCTTCGTCGTAAACCTCAGCAACCGTATGTCCCCCCGCCGTCTGGAGGTTATACCCGAACGATTTGACAATATCCGAGTTAAACAACCCGCCTTGCCATAGGTTGATTCTTCGTGCAGGTACATAATACGATGCGCAAAAATATGTAAAAATGTCCACTATGTTGTTACATTGTACCCGACTTTCGCCATTTATCGCCATCTTGTATTGATCTAACGGGTTCGAGCGATTTAGTGTGTCGTTCGGGGTGCCCATATGATCACGCAGATCGTCCATAAGGCGCTCCAGTATAACGCATCCAATATCATACCCTTCATTTAGTCCATCTACCTCGTCGCCTATTAGTTTTGCAATCTCTTTTTTATGGTCGTCGCTGACATCGTAAAGCCAATCCATTACCCGCGTACCGTAATCAAACGGGATATCCGTATCCGTGACTGTGATCCACCCCGGGGAAGTTAATCCCGCCTGCTTATAATGTGCGGGAGGCGTAACCTGGATCGTGATATGGTGTTTCTCAGCTACTTTATCGAACCCTTTGAACATAGTCGTAACGGGGATTTTAAGCGGTTCGTTAACGCAATCATCTATTTTAACCCTCACTAGTTTTGTCTCATAAAGGATCGGGTCGTCACTTGTAAATGAGATAATCAAATACATTCTGTTAGGCCGGATCTCTTTTATCCGCACGGGAGAATGCCCCGGGTATAATTCCGGATAGTTGTTCTGGAATGGGGTTATCCGGGACATCTAAATTCCCACCCCGGAGTTAACTTGTTGTTACAGTGGCCACTATAATCACATACAAACTCTGGGGGGTATTCGCCGGGTTTGAAATGGGGACACTGCGGGACGCGATGCGAAAACACCCAAAGATGGCATTTATTTCGTAAAGGAGGGATTATTCGCGGCAATATTTACAATCCCCCTCATACGTGCACTCTGGTTCGGGTTTTGTATAATCGTTATGATAGTGTGGACATGGTATAAAAGACCACGGGATCTTCAAACATCCACATCGTTTTGGTTTCTTCGGTTCTACGTAAGGGATACAATCGGGGCACCCATTACAGAACCTATGGGCACACATTTTATCGCGTTCGTGGGGGGTTTTGTGGTAACAATCAGATCTCGGATATAGACATTGTGAATGCATAGGGCAGATCATAAGATCGGGTGTCTTTCCATCATCCTTGATTGGGATCTGTGTGGTTGTGACTTCGGGGTATCCGTTAACGTTGTGTTTAAACTCAATGTTCGTTAAGTTTTTTTGTTCAACATCGTTTATCCACAATCTGCTTATCATCCCGTCACACTCGATCTTAACCGTTCCCATTTTAGTTGTCATTTTCAATCACAACCGTATAACTAACACCGTTCTTGTTTTCATCGGGAGTGATCATATGCCACATCATCTCTGTCGATATCCTCATTCCTGAAAACACGTCGTCAAACATCCGCGCGCCGGTACATTCTTCCATGAAATCACGGACAAACACCGGATCACTTAAGATATCGTTCCTCCACGCTTCGATATCTTTCTCGTATTGCGTAAGTTCTCGTTTCACCCACGCACCGTTTTTAAAAGATCCTTCTTCTTCGATCATTTCATCACCTTAAATGTTATCATATCTCTACCGGATATAATCGCTTTTACGTCCTCCTCATCTTCTGGAGAAAACCATATTTCGGCAACTCTTGACTTATTACGATCTCCATCTCTATCTGGTTGTGGATCGTTTGCAATTAAAGCGCGGATCGTGCCTTGGGGGTTCATTCTATCTCTCCAATAACTTCAAGAGTTACGCGAAGTTTTTTACTATGAAATTCTTTTGAAAGTAAATTTAATGTTTTCGGGGGTATTTTATTTAATTCATATGTAAGAGTATAATTGCCCGCATAACAGCAAACATATCCATCTGCATCGAACGATATTTTCATTCCCCAACCTCGATAGTTACGCGGGCTCGCTTACCTCTGTATTGATGCAGGATCTTTGCGGAGTCTTTACGGATCCCGTACAATACAAAATCACCATCTCCATTATCAAGGTTAATTAGTTTCCTCACATCGAACGATATTTTCACGCTATCCCCTCAGAACCAAGATCATAATAGAACAATACATAATAATCATTATCCCTACACCTATAATAATTTTATCCAGGTGCCGGACCAGATGTTTTTCAAACTCAGAATAATCGGCCATGTTCGATCACTCCTTTCCCGTGACATCGCCAACACACGCACCGATCCGTATAATCCCCGTCGTTATCGTAATACCGGATATGCCCGCTGCCGGAACATTCGGGACACGGCACGTCCTGAAACGGGGGAAAACAGTTATCTAATACCCAGATTATCGCCGATTCTAGTTTCTCAAGAAGCGTAACGTATCACCATCACACCACCCAATATTTTTTATAAAGTTCTCTGATAATGGGTGCTGCTTCTTTAGTTATAAACAGCCGTCTCCCTGCATGTCCCATATCTGTAGATCCATAATCGGCGCCTATAATACCCCAATCAAAAAGAGTGTCGATACATTCACCAACCCGTTTACTATCAATGCTTATTTTTAGTATTGGGGCGAGATCGTTAAACCGGTCGCAGAGTTTTTTATACCAGACGGGTTCGTTTTTCTGGTTGTACCTGTAGATCTCACACGCGATTTTAAATTCTGTTGATAAAGGAGAAATCATATTAAGATCAAGAGTGTAATTATTGCTCTAATAGGTAATAATGGTTTCTATTGTTCCTTTTCATCTGCATTAGTAAAATTATAATTATTTATTCTATCCTTTATTTTATTTGTAATATTGAATACCTCCTCTTCTTCGTCCATCCCCTCAACAGTAGGGATTAAAGGATCTGCATAACAATGACACCAAGGGAGATCTAATTCCGCCCAGATCGGGTCGTCTAAATCGAATACCTGCCCGTCTAACTCCTGATGTTCAGGACGGGGATTGTCCTGCGGGTCCATATGTACCCACTTAGCTTTCCGGATCTCTTCTTCCTTAAACCGGGCCATTGCCCCAGAGTTAAATTGCGCCTTAGTTTCTTGGTAGGCCGTAAGTTTCGCATTATGCTCACGCATGGAGAAAACACCTTCGAGCTCTTTTTCAACTTCCCGAAGCGGTTTACCTTCCCTCACCGCATCCGCTACAATCTCACCTACGCGCGCACGATCCGCGTCAATTCCGGTTTTTAGCCATGGCTCAAAGGTCCGGTACGCTTTCCCGTCTTCCGTGATCTTAGTAACTAACGATCCGCCCTGCGCTTCCAGCATATCGCGGTAATTCTTGGTTGCCAGCACGGCCTTAGATGAAATCAAATTAAAATCCAAACCAAGCCCGAGTATTTTCCGCGCTCTGACTTCCCCCCGGATATACGCCTCTGCTGCCTGATCGACTAGCGCGGCAATGGTTGACGCCTCCAGTGCTTTAAATGCATCGTCGATCAGTTCTTCCTCTTCAAACGGCATGGATCGCGCTCCGTTTGTAATTTGTTGGTAGGGGAATAAGAGATAGTTTTATTATCTCACAATGATATGTTGGATTATGCAAACATTTGTTGAAGCAAAGACCCGAAAAAGTGCTGAGAAAATGATCTCCCATCATGTGTCGAAGTTGGTTAAAGTATGTGGGGGATATCTCGGATTTGAGTTTATGACTGATTATACGGTCTGGAAAAACTCTTCTTAGTTTCATTTATACCCCGGAACTTTTTTCATTAATGATTTATCAAAAACCACACTACCATCTCCGAAATTTACCGCTTTAATTCCTCTTGGTTCTGCAATGCGCTCATAAAACCATTGTGTTCTAGGACCATCATCCCAATTTTGGGCACCATCAACTATATCGGAGGGGGTGAATCCTTTAAATGCGTCTTTCCCAGATATGTATTCATCTTCGCCAACAAACAACCCCGCGGCGCGATCATCGTTCCATGCTTTGATCGTCTCGGATTTTAGGGTATTTATATCGGTGCCTTGTGATCGGTCGTAGGTCCACCTTACATCACCATATGCCCCCGCGACACGGCGTTCCATATCCCCTCTAACAAACATTGCATGCCCAAAATCACTTTGTGGTTTATTCTCAGATGATGTGTGCCGGACATCAATACCGGATTTACCGGTATGCTCCATCTCTTTACCTGTTGACGCTTTATACGCATCAACAACGGTTTCGTCTTCATGTATGGTAATTAGTTTCCCTTTTACCGATATAGTTGAGGGGGGGGTCTCGTCGTCAGAATACACTATTTTTGCTAATGGTTTTGGTGCTTTGTTGATACGATCCATAGCCTGACCCACATTTTCCCCGGGTAACATATCTTCCCCAGTAATTCTTTTAATGGTTTGTGCACCAGTCTCGTTGCCGGGAACCCACACGTTTTCATCCCCGAGTTTCACATATCCCCCGGAATCTGGATTATCCGGAGTTGCGTATGATTTCGCAGGTAGTGGTTTTCCGGTGTGTCTCGCAAATGCATCTCCGATACTTTCGCCGTCTTTAATTAAGATGTGTGTCCCGTTGATCGTTACCCACGTGCCCTCTTCACCCGGTGCATTCCCGAAAATCGCGTCCTTAATGTTCTGGATAAGCCCCGGCTTCTGTGCAGGGGCGGTATTAGGGTATGACTTTTTCAGAGCTCCCAAAACTTTCTTCTTTGCCTCTTGGATTGCTTCAGTAATCCCGCTTTTAACTTCCCGGTACGGTTCCGTCCGTTCTAGTTTGGCCGGGGGCAACGGTGAAATGTTACCTACCGGGAACTGTTCCTGCCCAAACGGAGATCCCCCGAACCCGCCAAACGGATCCTGTGCCGGTTGCTGCGATGCGTTATACTCATCAAGCTGGGCCTTATACTCTTCACTCCATGACGGGATGTCCAATGCATCTAAGTTCTTGTATATCAGTTCCGGTGTTAATGCCTTAGCCGTAAACCCGATCTTTAACTGCTCGATCTTCTGTTGGCTCCGGTCAATTGTCGGGCGCGTTAACCTGATCCGTACGTATTTCCCCGCATACCCGTTCGGCTCAAGGAGTGGATTAAGCATACATTCATACGCATACTCTATCCATGCCTGTTGGCCAGATATAAAATTATTCCAGATTTGGAGCGCTGCGGTGTCAGATGAGGAGAGCGTCTGCCCTTCTCGTTTTAATACCGATGTCGGGTTGAAGAAGCTGTTAACCCACCCGATCAAGGCTTCTAGCCTGAGCTTAGCGTTCTGGGTTTCGTGGATGTTGGGGTTAGCTAAGTCCACGCCTGGCGGAAGTACAAACCCAGTGTTCTTACCCCACCGTTTAATAAACTGTTCGCCCCACGTCTTAATATTTGTGGTTAACTGCGCATCGTCGGCGATCTTCGGGAATATCAGCGGGGCGCCCGTCCGTGCCATCTGTTGGTTCGCTGCTTGGTTTGCCAGATCGATCATTGCGATAACGGGGTATACCGGGAGACAATACGCCAACCCTGCCGGTGCCGGTGTGGTCGGATCGCGGATAATGTAAAAGTTCTCGACTTCGGTAGTGTTGGAATTTTTCCCGTCGTTCTGGAACGCGCGCACTTTCCCGGTATGTTCAACTCCTTTATCATCTACCCATTTCATTTCCGGATCATACACGATCCCGGGCATCAGGCCGTTCGATACGCCTTTTGTAGCAAACCCGCCCGGGGTTTCGCGGAACGATATTGCAGGGAGATCGCGGAGTTCGGTTATAGTGTATTTCTTATCTTTCCCTTTCACAAAGCCGGGAGACTTGACAGAACACCCGTGCCCCATACAATCCTGCCAGCTTATCTGCATGGAGTTGTAGATCTGAAGCGGATACAAGAGATCCCGCAGCCATTTAGTACCGGCTTCGTCAATCTCATCATCCTCCCCGACCATATCGATGTCCGGCTCACCCGGGAAGATCTGGGATTGCATGTTAACCAGATTATTTTTCATGTGGATGTTTTGTGTAAGATACCGGTTAGCAGTATCCGGCGTTATTTTCGGGTTTAAATACTGGTTGGTCCATGAGATGAAAACTTCGTTGCCTTCCGCTTCACCACTGGTTATACTCATAATTTTGTTATCGTTAGCTACCATTATCCGCGCGCCCCTTTTCTTATTGAGAAAAGATTATTTACCAAAAGTAATCGTTATCTTTATAAGTATATCTGTTACTTATACTTAAAGGTTTCTATTACAGTGAGAGGGAAAAAAGGGGGGGGATTATAACCGATCTGAAAAAGATATTGAAATAAGATTCTCACAATTGTAAATATGGGTCTCCGGGGCTCCACAAATTACGTCCCTAAACGTGACAACCATCGTCCCTTTTTTGGGGTGGAGCATCATTATCTGCGGGGGGTTCTTTTTAAGATCTTCTATCTGTTTTTCCAGGTTCTCCAACCGTTTTTCAAGATCTTCGAGTTTAAGCTGCCACCGGTTTCTTTCAGGATATGTCTTTGTACGCTCCTCACACTCTTTGATGAGGTTCTCAAAATCACCAAACTTGTTAACAGGACAGTTACAGAACGTTCTTTCAATGTCTGAAATCCTAGTCTCGTGGTTGTTTATCTTTAATGGGATGTCCTGAATGTGACACGGGGTGCGCAGATACTTATTTGTCTCCAGTTCTTTCGCGTCGAAGAAAGTGGTTGAAAGCGCGGTTATAATCACATTCAACTGCTCAGTAACTGTATTATTTCCGTATTTTCCAGCACGGTTTTTACAATCTTCAAGATAATCAAGCAGGTTCTTCTTATCAATCATATCAGTCATCTTAATCATTCTCTAATTTCCGTCTGATCTTCTCTACTAACGCAGATACCGACAGACACTTATTATCACTGATCATTTTACAGATCTTCTTATCGTGTTCAAACAGATAATCATACGCCTCTTTTTTTGATGAGAACTTCTTTAACCGTATCCCATCAATATACCCATTTAAACCAAGACAACTATTGTTTCGACCTAATGGGTCTGCCGGTCGATCTAATGGGTCTGCCGGCTCTTGTTCTACTTTTAATGCGGGCGGACATCCACATTTCGGATTGAACGTTATCCAATAATCATATTGGGCGTCCAGTGTCTTTTCCGGGGGGGTTGTTACCCATAAAACATCAGTTTCTCCCACGCGAGGGTTAGTTCTCCATCCGTTAGGATTAATATTATACGTGATTTCATATTTATTAAACTCGTCACGATCATCATAGTTTCTATGACGTATGATGCCCTTTAATATTTTATTACAATACTTAAACTCTACCCACTGCCCTACATCGTATTTGTATTGCGGTTGAATGGGCTTTTCCTGCACTTTGCGTTTACTAAACGGCCACATAACTTAATTTCCCTCCTTTTCATCCGGCATCTTACACCGTTCCTTGTCCTTCACTTCTCCCGGATCCAAACAATACTCTTCACATACGTTATGACAAGGTACTTCAAACAGGATACAGATCTTAGGTTCGGTCATTCCTTGCTCTCCCGCGATTCCCTTGTATCCTCCCAATATTTAGTGGATAGTGTCCGTTCTTTGTGCCCATGCACAACGGTTTTTAGTTCTTTGAGTTCGTGGATCCGACCCGCAATCTTTTTTACTGCATATTGTCGATCTTTTTCCGGGATTTGTTTGATTCTACGGAGATTAGATTTTAACTTCTCGATGCGGGCCTCACAATACTTGATAATATCTTTCCTTTCCACAAGCTTGTCAAGAATTGTCATACTGTCACCGGAGGGCCGTTCAAAGTAACCCAATTCTTACCTGTATACGCGCTCATAACACCATCTATTATTTTAATGCTTCCTGGATATGGGTCTTTGGGTTCTGGGGTGTCCATTTTGTAATAACACCGTGCATTATAATAAAAATCGAAAAAATCTCCAAGGTCCCCGCCCGGGCACGATTCAAAAACCAATTTCCCGATCTCTTCGTCTGTCTTTGAGAGCGCATATTCGGGCAACACTCCAACCTCTCTCAGGTATTTTCCAATAAGTTTGCCCATGTCAATTATCGTTACATTCTCAGTCATACTTTCATACACGCCTTAAACGTTTTGCTCTTCTTATCCTTCCGCCGTTTCTTTAACTCTTCAACATGCGCGATCCGTGCCGGCCCGTTCTTTTGCTGAGTCTCACGATACACGATCTTCTTACGCTGCCCTTTATACTGTTTATCTTCGGATTTCTTTAGCATTGTCCGCACAGGCTCCTTATTTCCTCTTCCATTACCCATATCTTATCTCTAGTACTATTAATTTCTTCCTCTAAATGCGCGATCCTCTCCCGCAATTTCTTGATCCGTTTGTCTTTGTTCTTGCAATCGTTAAGCGCCACAGTATCCTCCGGTATCATCATCTTCAACAACCCCACAACTAAGCATAGTGTTGCCGCAATATTGATCGCACAGTTTGCAGTTACTTACTAACTGATAATCGTCGTGGATCGGGCATAATACCATTAATGCTAATGCTGTCGGCATCGGGTTAATCCCACTCCCATTCTCCGATTTGTTCTCCCTGCGCGGCACGAAGGGCAATACTAATATCCCGTTCGGGAATGTCTGAGATCGCATCTAGGAACTTGATAAAACCCATCGTTCCGGAACTGTAACATGCAGGACAGTCTTCTTTTGTGTAAAGATCCTTGCCATCTTTCATTACCTGCGTAGTATACCCACATTCTCTGCATTTATACTCGCAGAGCGCCCGTTTGATCGTGCATGTGATCCCGTCAAGATACCCGGTCTTACACATCCGATCCCACAGTTCAGGGCCGTATTTCTCAATTGCTTCCTGAGGAGTCATCGCTGCGCCTCCTGCTGCCGGAGGGATTGAATCAAATCCATTACAGATGCAAAGTGTGTTTGTGGTAGTTTTCTGATACCCTCTTCGAGTTCATCCAGCACCTCTTCCAGGGTTCGGGCGGCTATGGCGGCATCGTGCTTTGGTGAGGACGATTCCCTCATACCTCTTTCGTATGCTGCTGCAAGTGCATCCGGTGCCGGGGGGGTGTCTACCAAATCCCGTACGTCTGGTATCGGAAAAACTGCTTTAAAGTTTTTGAACTTGTTCGCCCCCGTTATGACGACGTTTCCCTCTTTGATGTACATGATATATGCTCCTGACCACGATTTAATTTCCTGCTGCTGTGGCTGCGGGATCATGGGTGCTCCTGTATTTTCCTGCCGCAATATGGGCAGAACTTGAAATTGTTATCCCGAATATCCCCCTCCTCAAACTGGAAGGCATCTCCACATTCGGTATCCCATTTGTTATGAACATCTTCATATGTCCAAACGCATGGTGCCGGGGCGGGGCGGCTGCATACCCATTCCATCCCATCTGAATGCTCAATACCCCAATGCGGGCAGGGTGGGGGACCGAGGCGGGACCGAATCTCTGCAAACACTGTTTTCCGATCGCATTTTGCCCCACCAATATACAGATAACGAGGGCAGTTAATTTCAAGATCAAGCAGTCGTATTTTGCTGATAATGTATTCCTTCTGCTTGCTGTCGGGGGTCATACAAGCACCCATTCCAAGGCATCCCGTTCTGCTACAAGAGCATCCGACACTTCATACTCTTCACACGACAACGAAAGATTCAATGCCTCTTTGTTATCGAGGTTGCGAAGTTCTCCTTTAATTTCGGTTAATCGTTCTTTGATCTCGGATTCTGTTTTCATTTCCTCACACCACCCTTGATGAGCGTGATGGCCTCATCCAATCCGGCTGCTTTTATAGAATATCCACACCATAGTTTTTTTTCAGCATCGTTGCGATAATCAACACTTCTTCGTTCCAATTCCTCCACCACATCCCGCATCAAGTATTCCCGCGCCTTGGGGTGAGAGAGGCACCCTTTGTGCTTTGTGCAGTCAAATTGGTAGATTGATACCCGCTCCTTGCCGCAATAGTGAAGATCGGCGTCATGTATCGGATGTGGTGTCGTCTCATAAATGGGGCAGTTGCCACAATAGGGAAGTTCGTGCCTCTCGCAGTTGCAGGGGTTATCGGCAGTCATAGTAAGCACCTCTTATCAGTAATGTCGCAGTACTCAAACTCACTTCCATCGTCATCGTAAAAGACGTGCACGCAGGTTTTATTGCGGTTATTATCACGCTTCTGAAACCGAGTGCAGATCAATCGTGGTATGTCCATCTCTTACTTCACCTCATGTTTTTTTGATTGCTAAGTGTATACGCACCCCTATTATTTATATTTATCTCTCTTCCGATCCGACCTCCCTCCAGATCTTCTCTGCAAGCACTTCCGAAGATAACCGAATATCCTTATCTATTTTACAGATCTTTTTCTCATTCTCTAATACCCACCCGCACGCATCTTCCATTGTCTTAAACCGCGTGGGAATAATCGATGGATTAATTTTGAGATAAACCAAAAAATAGTATGCCTTTTGTGATATCGTTCGTTTTTACCACTTCTTCCTATGTTCTCCGTACATCTGTAACGCATAATAGATTACGTCTTTCGCCTTATAACTGTTGTGATATTCCATTACGTCCCTCACGATCTGTTGGACCTGCGGAGAAAACAGTTTTATAAGTTCCGTTGCATGATACTCCATCTTCTCCCGCGCCTCTTTCGCAGGATCCGGTTTCGGGTCCGTTGCCAGCGATGCCGCCACAATACCTTGATCCTGGACTTTATCCAACTGAGACGCGCGGACGAATGGAGTTACAAATGTTACGATCTCTTGTTCTTGTGCAGGGGGTTTTGACAGTGTTGTTTCAACACGGCATTCGGTCGGACAATCGGGGCACCCTTCCCCACACGGATCAAACGGTTTGGTATCTGTGCCGGGGGGCGATGGTTCTTTCTTTTCGTCAATTGCCGAACTTGGCTTCACTTTTTGGTTGGAAATTTCCAACTTTTCTTTTAGATCCTTTGCTGTCACCCGCGATCCTTCTTTCAATCGCTCGGTAACAAAAGAGAGACCATTGCCTCTGCGTTCGTCCTTGATTGGAATTAGCACGCGCGCAGCACCCAGCGGGAACTTCTCGACAATATCTTTTTCCTCCAAGTGTTGTTTCATCAAGAGATCCACAATTTCTAAATATGCTTCAAGCCGTGACACTTCACTTTTATCAAGGCCGCAGAAATTGCCCTCTTTGCGGAACTTTTTGATCATGTCATAACAATAACTCATACTTTAATCACACTCCTGCAAATTTAAGGATCCTGAAAAGCGCGTCGTCCCTGCTCTCTCCATCTGTCCTTAACGCATCGATCCTATCTACAATACGAATGTTTACCCGGATCGTTATTCCTTCAGATCCTGGTTTCCGTTTCCTTCCGCGCGTGTCTTTCATTTCATCTTACCTTATCCGATTCTACCATTGCAAGCAGCTTATATGCTATTGCTTTCACTTGCGTTTCTGATAGTTCCCCATCTATGCACTCTACTTTGTTAGGTGAGTGTGAACGTTCATTGATCACAAATCCCCCGCTGTAACTTGATAGGATAAAGTGTTTCATGTTAGTTCGTCCTCGCAAACCCGCCCGAGCATCCGATAGTTACCAGCACAACCCACGTCACGATCTGCGCGTTGGCGTCCAACGCATACCACCCGAACGTGACACAAAGGTATCCGGCGAACCACCAAAAGCAGAACGCCAATGCCCCAACGGCGATAATCCCTATTACAACGAACGCTGCGATTATAAGAAATTCTGTTGAATCCATTTCACTCACTCCGGTTTCTTTCCTGTCTTTACATACTCTACGATATCATCAACCATCCCGAGGTGAAACTTCGTTGATCTTCCAGACACAATCATTGCCGACACTTCCCTGCTTACCGCGTTACATGATATCTCTACCGCTTTAAGCCGGATCTCTTCATCTGTTAATGTCATTCAAACCCCCATCTTTTTGAGATCTTGTTCCGTGATTTCATAGAGGATCTTTGCGTCCCGTTCCCCATGTAATCTCCAGGTTTCACCATCAAACGAAGGCACGAGTCCTTGTTCCCATAGTTTCACGAGAGGGAGGAACGGGTATTCGTCGGTCTTGATTTTTTCAGTGTATTTCCATTCATTGCGGGGGAGAATGAAAAACGATCCATTATATGCCAACGTGCTCTCCCACACGCTCTGCCTCACGCTCTCCCACACGCTCTGCCTCACGCTCTCCCCCACGCACTCCCACACGCTCTGCCTCACGCTCTGCTCCACGCTCTGCCTCACGCTCTCCCACACGCTCTCCCACACGCTCTGCCCCACGCTCTCCCACACGCTCTGCCTCACGCTCTCCCACACGCTCTGCCTCACGCTCTGCCATTCCCTTAACAGTGTAATGTGCTCATCCGTAATCTTCGGGGGTTTGATCTGGAATGGGGGGACGATCTGTTTCCGTATAAGGATCGTGTTGAGTTTTGCCAGCCACTTCTCCTGCGCATCCCAACATTTGTTCTCGTAGGAATCCGACCACCACGACGGGGTTCTTTTTTCATCAAGTTTGAAGATATACGGGACTTCCGGGTCGAGATAGTCGCCGTTTTGGGGTGATATCTCTACCCGCGCAAATACCGGATCGTCTTTGTCGTCATTATACCCGGCAATCTTGATCAGATCTTCGTGAGAATCAACACCAAATTTCCACGTGACTTTCTTGTTACGGTGGATCAAACAACTGAACGCTTTGCACATTATACATTCACCTTTTTCATACAAAACAATAGTCGTTATAAGTATTTATATTTTTAGGATATCCCCAGAACAGGAACTTGCTTTTCGGGATCAATGACATAAGTAATCAAAATTGTTATATTCACTTAAATAAGTTTCTATAAAAAGAGATCAGAACCCAAGGATACTACTATACTGCCGATCTTCCGGCTCGATATGATAGGGATCTTTCTCCGGTGCCCCCCCGAACCCACACCACGATCCTGGGATCGGTTCGCCCGGGTGGTGCCCTTCCACCAACGATGTGACCGCCCATACCATCGCGTCCATGTGGTCCGGACTGTCGATCTTCTCTTCTGCCTGCATTAACGGGGAATAGTTGCACATCTCATCTTCCAATTCCGGAAACTCTCCGACAATATGAGCATACCCTTTTTGGAACAGTGCACTTATCGGCTCTGCCCGCACGATCTTGCCCCTACTGGCTGTGACTTTATCAAACGGGACCGTGCTGTCGCATACCTTAATGTTTCTTTCAACTAGATCCCCCCCGTAGTTGGTTTCCCCGATCACTTTATCTGCTTTGAACTCACGATATGCGTTGACTACCGCAGTACCCCACTCTTCCGGGGTTGCCTCATTGACAGTACGATCAGCAATTATGTAATAATGTCCCGTCGCATCAACCCCCGCAACCACAATACCGGTACTGTTGCTTTTTTTATTGTGCGTGCCCGCCGGGTCCACACCCACAACGATCCGGTATAGTTCCGGTACTGATACGACGCGAGTGTTATCGATCCATGCCCGTTTCCACGCGGCCCCCTCAACGTCGTCTAGCCATTTGCCCTCTAAGAACCGCGCGCGTTTCTGATCGGTTAGTGTTTCTAGTGTCTCCTCAATATATCCTTCTGACAAGTTCTCTTTGTTGCCTTCGGGATTCATCTGGATCTCTACGTACGATTCTGGGTTTTTAAGCGCCTTCTTGGTATCAGGATCAATTTTAATGAAAAACAGTTTGTAAAGCCAATGTTTCTTTCTTGGGGGGTTGCAATCAAAATATGCTTTGTTCCGTATCTCCGGGCATTTTTGAGCTAAACGGGTAAGAGCAGTTTGGACGGATCCAAAACTGATCTGTGACGCTTCGTTAAAATATATGGTTGTATATTCAAGACCCAATATTTTTTCTGTTCGTTCCTTGTCGTCTAATCCCCCAATCCAAATTTCGCTTTTGTTAGGGAATTTAACATAGAAATCCGTGCGGTTAAACTCTACGTTCTTTTTAAGGTCCGGAAAACACACCGAAAGAACTTTAGGAAGTGTGTCCATAAAAATGGCGATCTTAGCATCCCTGAAGTGAAACCTGGTAATGAGATGCCGTGATCCCGGGGCTTTAGATGCTCTTACGCATATCGCCCGGATAAGTCCAAACGTCTTTCCGCTACGACTCCCCCCATGCGCAAGGATACGGGTGTGTGGACCTGCAAGAAGTTTCGTTAGTTTTTGCTGGTCCTTTGTTTTCTTGAACGTCATTATAAGTTAATATCGTCTTTATCGATGTTTATGGCAATTGCCCCAGTGATCTCTCTTTTCTCAGTAAACGCCCCTAACAGTTTGCCTATAATTTCAATCTGTTTTTCTATCCTTGCTAGTGCTTTTAATGCCATATCGTTGTCCGGGGGGATCTCTTTTGTTTGACCGTTTTTAAGAGTGGCTATTTTAGTTTCCCTACATTCTTTAAGGATAACTTTAGTTTCGTTATACGCCTCAGTTATCATCCCCATAATATCCGCGCCTTCTTTGGCTGAATCCCGTTCTACCGCTTTCTTTACTTTCTCTTTGATATGCCCGCTTGCAATATGTCGATTGAGTGCAGAGGTAGATAACGAATAATCTTTCGATATTTTATCAATTGGATCGATTCGTTCAACTAATGCGCGATCTATTTTCTTTATATCTTTATGAGCGCAAACAGTACATATTCTTGCCATAACCAAGTACTATATAAGTCTTTGGTATGTAATAAAGGTTTCTATTACTTACTGAGAAAAAGGGGGGGATTATCAGCATGTAAACCTGTTACCATGCGGACACCATTGACACGGGGCATCTCCCACATACGTTCCGTGATACTTCTCTTTTAGTTCTTTCGGCCACGAACACGAGTCGCATGGGTTAGAGGGGGGGCCTTGCGAAGTAGATCCGCCCCATTGTGTTGAGGGGATGTATGGAGAGAACGTGTAATATCCTCTTTTCTTACAGAACGCGCACTTTTTATTCTCACAATCTTCAAACTTAATACATGTTCCGCATTTACATCCTTCACATTTGTTTTTATAACAATCTGAATATTGGTTAATTACATCCATAAGTTATTCCTCCGTTTTCTCGTTCACTTTATCTTTCAGGAACTTCTCCATCTGATAATCTACGAAAAGCCCTTCGTCCATTACTCTTAAGATCCGTTCGTTTACGCACCGGAGACACCGGATCTCTTCCAGCAATTTTGTTTCATACGGTGCACCGTCTGGGTATGTGTTTGTCATCTTATCACTTCGACTTTATAATAACTTGGTAAATATGCCCAATTGCCGCACTCATCCAGCATATACCACGTTTCATCATCGCTTATCCCCTTTACTAATCCTTCGATGTCACAACGAGTTAACTGTTTGTCTAGTCCTGCATCAACGCAGAGATCCTCCAGATCCCCAATATTTTCCCTGTGCGGGGTGTAAACATCAGAGAAACGTGCGCCGGTTGATCTGTTAGTAACTATTATCGTTTTGGTTTCCCCCATATCGGCCAATAGAACTTAAATTGTAGGTTTCCACTGTAATGGGTGTGTGGTTCGTCTCCGTTACATGTGCAAGTCGTAACAGTGCGGGACGATCCGACCACTTCGATTGCACCCCCGGGCATGGTATTAAGGATGGCTCGCTGTGCTTTCGCCCGTGAGAGGTTAAGACACTTGGCAACAACAAGTTCCGCCTCATACAACCAAAAGGGGTCTTCTCCGTATTTCTCCCACAAAATATCTAAAGTGTCTGTCATGGTTTCCAGTTCCATACTTCCGGGAGTTTGTTGCCGTCTTTATCCATCAGATACCCCCCGATCTCTTTTTCGGGCCGGACGTATTTCGCCAACATTATCACATCCGGTCGTTCCCATCTCCATACGCATCCTTCTGCCAGATCAATTGCCCCATATCTACCGAGATCGCCCAATAGATTAAGAGCGTGTTTGACAGAGAGTCCTTTTTTATTGTTGACATATAGGACGGGGGCGTAGTTAATATCATTTCTGATTGTGATCCTGAGTAACGCTCCGTAACTTAGACGGGTATCCCTGATAAATAAATCGAAAGCCACAAACGGATCCCTTCCCGCGAGATCATATCTGGTCCCATGCGCTTGTGCTAACCATTCCCCGCAAACTCTCTCACCATCGTTCAGGAACGAGAACCGATCTATATTCTCATACACCCAATCGGCAAACATATGATGTTGATAGTAAGGAGATGATATTGCAGGATACCCCGACCGTGTAAGAGCTACGATCTCAGTACCTACCCTCGCCACACTGACACACGATCCGTCTAGTTTCTCCAGCACGTAAATAGTATCATCTTTCCCGGCTTTATCCAGGAAATACTTTGCGGCTTTTTCATCCACACCCTTGTCCTCACGGTTCCCATACTTTGACCCGGGAAGATGGGGGATACTTCCATATGCCTTTCCACCGAGAGGTTTATTTGCTTTCATTTTACAGATACACCCTCTCACCTTCGTGATAGATCGTATCAGACCCCACGATCTCGGATATGATTTTCGTTACTTCTTTCGCGGAAAGGTTCTGATACCACGGGGTTGTTACGAACATATACCGCATCCGGTTATGATCTTTTTGATGGGGAGATATAATATCCACAAACACCCGTACGTTGTCACCAAGAACCACACCTTTTAACCGTATGATCCCGGGCTCGTCATCAAGTTTAATAAGCCATAACTTTTTGTGTTTTCCTTCCACAGCACGGATAAATAACGGAACATCAAACCCCATCGGAAGTTCAATCTGATATGTAGGCCATTCGTAAGACATTTTTTAAGCATCCTCCAACGGGCACCAATCTGGGAAGATATACATCTCTTTAAAACACGACGCGTCACTGGATGTTATGTGTTTCCCGGTTTCTGTGCACAACGGGGGAGAAAACCATACTTTCTTAAAATACGGACATTTTTCTTCACAAAATTCAAGAACTAACGGATACTTTTTGTTGGTGTTAAATGTGTTACTCATACACTAATCATTATCTCTCTTGGTCCTTATATTATTTTCCCTTACGATCACTTATTCAAACCACTGACTTATTTTTCCCTGTTCCTGTGCTTTCTTGATCCTTATACTCGCTGCATCATAATAGGATCGTTCCTTCTCAAAGCCGATGAACGGGTGTCCCATACGGAGGATCAGTAATAACCAGATCAATACTCTTATCCGGTATCTCCTGCATACCTTGTAAACAGTCACGGCATTGGATCGTATTGAGTGGGATCATATGTTAAACTTCCTATGCAATTCTTTAAATGAGATCTTTGATAATCGTTTGTGCATTTCCTCCGCCTCTTCTAATATTTCGGGAGTAATTACTTTATCAAACTCTGCACGCGCTTTCATTAATCGTTCATCGTATGTCATTATCTCGCTTCCGGGAACACTGGCCGCGCAACCTCGCAATAATCCGCAGGTATAAAACATTCGTTCATTTCGCGCGGAAGTCCAACCGTATCGAAAAGGCTAATCTTCGGTTTTATTTCTAATGTAAGTGAGATCGTCTTACCAGTATAATCTGCGCGTTTAACCACATATTCATTCCCTGCAATTTTACTGATAATGTTTACTCCGAACGTCCGTTCATCTTCGGTTATTTGATCGAAGCGTTCGTCTTCAGCATACATCCTATCGGCATCTTCTTTCACGCGGATCACCATCGGATGAAACTGCGCGGGGTGGGTGATGTATCCCTCCGGAAGACTACACGCAAGCTTTTTGAGACTGTACACGGGATCTGACATGCTTTCACCTAAACGTAAATGTAAGTATATACACAAAAGTTAATAAAACTTTCTGTTGTGATATTACTATTGGTAATAAAAGGGGGGATTATTTGATCTCTGTTAGTTCAGAGATGTGATTTACGATCCAATCGTGGATCTGGTTTTTCATTTTTATTTTTGCGGCGGAACGGGCGGAACGGGCGGCGGAATAGGCGGCGGCATAGGCGGCGGAATAGGCGGAACGGGCGGAACGGGCGGCGGAATAGGCGGCGGCATCGGAATAGGCGGAACGGGCGGCGGCATCGGAATAGGCGGCGGCATCGGAGGCGGAATAGGCGGCATAGGCGGCATC